CCGGCCGCGAGCTGCTGGATGGCGAGAATGACCTTCTTCGGGTCGCTCTCGTTGATGCCGGGAACGTAAACCGTCATAGCGATCCGCTCGTGGTGATGTCGGGCTCGACGCCGGCGCAAAAACTCCAGCTGGTGGCGGCGGGGATGCGCAGCTTGAAGCGGGAGTAGCGGGTATCCCGCCGGAAATCGCAGCGCCCGGTCCTCGCATTGATCGGCACCTCGCTGCCTGCGGTGGCCGACATCTGCTGCGTGTCGCGCCAGGACGCCGAACCATAGACCGCGGCTGCGTCAGTGATGACGCGGAAGCCGCGGATCATCAGCCGTTTGCCATCGGTACCCTGCTCGGCCGTTTCAAGCGTCGCCTCGAGACTGGCGCCACGGAAAAAACCCAGCACATGTCCACCCGAGAATTGCGCCATCTCCGGCTGCACGGCCGTGGCATAGGCATCGAGGCTCAGCGTCAGCGCATCCAGCGAGGAAGAGATGCTGTCGAGGTTTTCCAGCGTCAGCCCGGTCTGCGAGATGCCGAGCAGATATTCGCCGGACATCGCGACGGGGAAAAAGCGATCGAGCAGAAAATCATAGCCGAGCAGCTTGTCGTACAGTCCGACCGCGCCGGAGACGGACTTGTAGGCCCAGTAAACCCGCGTGGAGCGCGGATCAGCCGCGCCGACGAAAAGCTGCAGATTGCCCTTGTCGAGATCGGTCAGGAACGAGCGATCGATCCGCTCGCGGCCGATCTGCTCGGGCGCCCCGCCGGGTTCGATCTTGTGAAAACCCTGGCCGGAATAAAACAGGATCTTCTCGCCGGCACGGATGATCGAATAAGGCGCGTACAATCCCTTGTCCTGGGTGATGCGGTCGATCTGGAAGATGATCGGCGAGCCCGGCACATAGGACATCCGCCGGATCGCCAGATCCTGAAAGATGATTCCGGACTGGTCGCCACCCGCTACGCCGCGCACAATGCCGCCGTCGGGGAAATCCTGAAAATCGGAACTGTTGACCCCGCTCGTCCATGTCGTGGTCGCGTTCAATCCCGACCACTGAATGCGATAGGGCGTGGAGAGCAGCCCGGACAGTACCAGGAAGCGGCCGACCACGCTGATATAGGCGGCTTGCGGCGGCGAGCCTGCGCAATCGGCAAATGCCGTGGAGGACGACAGATCGAACACCTGCAGCGGCGCATTGGCCTGCGTCGCAAAGACCAGGCTTCCGAATTGCGCGAATTGCCACTGGGCGGTGGAGGACAAGGCCGAATAGGTCGAGGCGCCCTTCGATACATCGCCCCAGGTGAAATCGGTGTTGTTCAGCTTGTAGAGCTTGGTGGCCGTTCCGGCGAAGGTAATCACCGTGCCGTCGGATTTGAGCGCATAGGAGGCGCCGCGACAGGCCGAAGGCAGAGCGCTGGTATAGGCCGAAAAGGCGGGAAACGGCCCATAGCCATCACCACGCGGCACCACATTGAGGATGTTGCGCGTGGCCTTTCCTTCATAGTCACTGACATCGGGGCGATATTCGCCGGGTGCAAGAAGCGGCATTATTCACTCGTCCATAAATCAGGAGGCTGCGGAACGGTCGTCCATGAAGGCGCCGGGCCGGCTTTCGCGGTCCAGGTCTCGACCAGAATCGCCGAAGGCGTCCAGGTTTGCGCGGGGGCGGCGGATGAGCTCCAGCCATCGACATCAAAAGGACGTGGAAACCAGGCTTCGAAATCCCGGGTAAGGCTCGACGGAAATCCAAGCAGTGTCACCGTGGCCCGCTCGGCATTCAGCGCAAGTTTGAACGCCGCGGCACGTCCGCTAGAGTTGGTCGCGCCCGACGCGGCCGAAAGGCCGAGCCGCGCGGAAAACGAATTTGGCGTGACGATGTAACTCACGAATGCCGCCGGCATCCGCCAGGCAAACAGCGCTGGGCTTGCTGAAGCCGTAAACACGGCGATCCCCGCGCTTTCTGTGAGCCGCCCGTAAGCCGCGTTGCCTGCCAGCGCAACGCTCGCCGGATTTGATGGCTGCCGTACAAGGAAAGCCGCGCTCTTTCCTGTTTCAACAAAACCGCCTGCCGCAGCCGTCAGCGTCGCGTTGGTGGTCGCCGGTATCGTCGCCGCGCCAAGCGCGAGCCTTCCAAGCGCGTCAAAGCCGAGCATTGATCAATTGCTTGTTCTTCACCGCGGACTTGTCCAGCTCGGACGGATCGAGATGCGGCGGTTCAACAGCCGATAGCGCCCGGACGGTCAGTTTGCGGATAAGATGGCGGATCAGGATACGATCTCGATTCATACCGCACTCCTAGCCGTAGAAACCTGGGGTGGTTACAGTGCCGGCGACATTGCCTGGGAAGTAGTTTGCCCCGCCACCATTCGCATTGATGATCCCGCCCGTTGCGGCGTTGTAGCGTTTTCCGGTTGCGCTGCCCGAGATCGTGGCGTTGAAGTTCACATAGCTATTTTCGACCACCTCAATGAACGCGTTCGAAAAAGCGGGGGTGCTTGCCACAGTGATGGTGATGCCGTTCCCATAGATGCAGCCGAACCCGTTCGAGGCGCGGAGGTGATAGCCACCACCTGTTCGGACAGTGTAGTCGCTGACAATCTTGATTATCGCACCACCGTTAGCGGTGATGTGGGCATTCACCGCGCTGACGGGCGCGATGTCCAGGTTTCCGATCTCGACGTAAATTGGAGCACCGAAGTCGAAGCACGAACCGCCGCCGGCATTGGTGAATTTGAAGCCCTTGACAGAGTAACTGCTGCTCACAACCCCACTGTTGGTGATGACAGTCCCGGAAGATGGACTCAAAATCACGTTGGCAGGCGTTGTCGTGTCCCCTAGCAAACGAACGAAACCAGTTCCAACGGTTTTCTTGAGAACCACAGCATTGGTATAGGTCCCGGCACCGACCTGAATGGTGACATCGTAGGTGGCGAGATCGAGAGTTGCGGAGACGGTATCCACCGCTTTTTGGATTGTCAGGAAAGCACCGCCAGCACTGTTGACCAGGCCCGTATTGCTATCCGACCCATCTGTACGAACATAGTAAGTGCGAGCACCCGTCAAAACTTCACGGAATGCTGTCGCCGGCGGAGTGATAAACACTTCGGCCGTACCTGACAGGCTGATCGCCGAGTTGCTGTTGGTTGAATTTATAACTGTGCGAGTTAGCGTCGTGCCAGAGGCGGTATAGGTTCCAATACCGATCTCACTATTTGATCCATCTTTAACAGCATAATAAACAGAATCCCCGTCGACGACGCCGGCGAGCGCGAAGGTGAGATAGCCGGCCACCGCGCTGCCGAGCGTGATCGTCCCGGTGCCGGTGGTTGCGGTGTTCACCCGGGCAAGGTTGTAGAGCTTGGCCATGTCAGGTGATCGTCAGCACGCCGTTGACCTGGTCGAGATCGACCGTGAACGTGTTGCCGTTGGTCAGCGTGATCGCCGTGCCGTAGTCCCACCAGCCGATCAGCGGCTTGGTCGCCGACGTGAAATTATAGAGCACCGCATATTGAAACGGACCGATTGAGCCGCCGGAGGCGGTCCAGGCCGGATCGGTGCCGCCGATGAACTTGAAGGTGCCGGAGGTCTGCGAACCCGTAATGGTGCCGATCGATAACCCGCCGGCGGTATAGCCATTGGCGGTCGAGAGATCAGCCGGCGTGTTGTAGACCGTGTTGGTGACGGCAGGCGCGGTGTTGGTGAGATACACTTTATAAACCTGCGCCGTGCCGGTCAGCATGTCGTGCAGCGCATGCGCCAAATCGGCGACAAAGCAGTTGAATTTGTTGAACGATGCCATCAATGCTTCCTTTGAAAAAAATCGCAACAGTCCGAACAAGACCTGGCGGATTGCTGCAAGCCGCGATGTCATGCCGGAGCGCGCCACCGGGTGCAAAGCGCGGCCCGATAATTTGCCGAGCGCGAAATCCGGATTCTCAATTGAGCGGTTTGCAGTTTCCAGATTCGGAAACGCTCTGCGTGGCGTTCGGATGACCAGTGGTGGGCTTTGATGAGGCGCTAAAGCACCTGCCCCGACACCCGCACCGTCATCGGCCCGGCATTGAAGGTCGAGGTCAGCCCGAGATTGTTGAGATCACTGAGCGCGGCCGAAAGCCCCGCGCCCCAGGTCGCGATGCGCTCGTCTTCCCTGAGATAGGGAGCTGTTTCCATCAGCGCGCCGTAGAGATAAAGATCGGGCGCGAGCGTCAGCAGCCAGTTCGCGCCGGTACTGGCGAGCGGCGGGATCACCTGGCGGTAGACCATTTCGACCGTATAGGCGGCATCCGGCGACGGCGCGAGTTCGATCTCGTTGCCGAACACTGTAAAATATCTGGGCTGCGCGGCGACGTCGGAAATGCCGAGGCGGTATTCGTCCATCTGCGTGCCGGACATGAATTCCAGGCAGGGCTTGCCGGTGATGCTGGACAGGCGAACGCGCCGCATCGACTGGAAATCCGCCGGCAGCGAGATGAACTCAGGCTCGCTCGACAGCGG